AAAAAAAATATTAACCATTAGCAAACGCATTTGGCTTGACTATCGAACTCACTACCAACCCATCCACAAACCAAATCCACCAAAACCGTAAAATTATAATTTGTATTCATTTGATATAAATAGTTAATTTTGTAATTAAATTATGGCAAACTCTCAAAGTGAAGTGCAGGTTGAGTTTATATTAAACCTACTGCGTAATGGTGGCAAAAGAAAGGACATTATGTCGAAATTTGGCAAGAAGTGGCAAAAGTCGTCAAGTCGTACCTTTGATAGACGCTTGAAACGCGCAGAGGAAGCGATGGGAAGAGAATTAAAGGAGATTAAAGAAAAAAGCGAGCAGTTGGTAGCGGAGGAGATAGAAGCTCGTAAAATTGACATAATGGACGCTATTGAACGGAAATCAATTTTAACCCAAATCGCAAGAGGTCAACTACCATTACAAAAAGCCATGGTAGTTGATAGAATGGTCGAATACATAGAAGTTGTGCCTGATTGGATGGACCGTAAGAATGCAATTGCCGAATTAAACAAGATGGACGGAGACTATGCGCCTACAAAAGTGGCGCAAACAACTGCCGCTGGCGATGATATACAACCAATGAATTTATCAAACTTAACAGATGACGAGCTTAGAACACTTACTGAATTGCAACGCAAGAGCGGAACTGGCAAAACGGAACTTTAAAGATTTTGTCAGCTATCTTAAGCCTGGTTATATTTTTAAAGATTTTCATGATTACATCATTTCACGACTTGAAGCCTTTGAACGTGGAGAAGTAAAAAAACTAATGATATTCATGCCACCACAGCATGGAAAATCAGAGCTAACGAGTAGACTGTTTCCTGCTTACTTACTTGGTAAAAATCCAAAGAGAAAAATAATCGTTAGTTCATACAGTGCTACCATCGCTCATGAGTTTGCTCGTGACATCAAAAACAACATCAATGGCATAGAGTATAGAGAAGTGTTTGATACAAAAATAGGAGCTTTAAAACTTGATGACGGTAGTTATTCAGATAGTAGCCATTACTATCACACATCACCACATAAGGGTTTTGTTTATGCTGTAGGTCGTGGCGGTTCTATAACATCAAAAACCATAGACATCGGTATTATTGATGATCCATTGAAAGGACGAGAGGAGGCTATGAGCATTACGATTAAAACCAAACTGTGGGATTGGTACATTAACGATTGGCGCACACGTATGCACAATGATAGCCAGGAGTTACTTATTCAGACTAGGTGGGATACAGATGATTTAGGAGGTAAATTACTTAGTAAAGAACCTGACCAATGGGAAGTGATTTGCTTCCCTGCTATCAAAACTAAAGATTATTCAGCCTATGACAATCGCCAGGAGGGAGATGTTTTATTTCCTGAGAAGCATAATATTGAAAGAATTATGGACGTAAAGTCAAAATCAGAGGTAACGTTCAATTCGCTATATCAGCAGGACCCGAAACCCGATGATAATATTTTAGTACATCCAAACTTTGTGAAGCTTAAAGAGTTTCCAATGGCATCAATTGAGCGATGGGTAACGGGAATAGATTATGGCTATACCAATTCGCCTACAGCGATTGTAAGAGTTGGCATTTGGGGTAATAAAAGATATTGGCAGTGCTTAGCTTATCAGCCTGCAATTACCCCCGAAAATATACACAAGATACTTGTGATGCACAATTTGCATAAACATGCGCTATATAGTGAACATGACCCTGAAATGATAGCTAAGTTAAGAAGGCTTGGACTTGCTGTTATGATGGCAAACAAATCTATCTATGCCGGTATTATAGAAGTAAACGAGCATGAGAACTACTACCTTGAAGATGATAAGTGGATGGGGTTTGAGGTTAAGAATTACCAATACGAAACCATTGGCGAAATTATATTGAATGACCCCGTTGATAAGAATGACCACTGTATGAATGCTGGTAGGTATGCTATTTATACAGATGCGCTACAGCATACGGGAATGTAGGGCCCATAAAAAAACACCCCCATTAATGAGGGTGCTAATCATGAAAATCAATCAACAAATATAACTATGCGTGGTAAAATTAACACTAATTTTTAAATAATTTGTATTTTATAAAGATAATATATTAATTTTGTATTGAATATCGTTATAAACTGCCTTATCTCGTAAAGTACCGATGTAATATCAGGCATGAGAGAATAGGGTTAAATTGAAAAGTTTGGCAAATATATTACTAAAGGCAGGGTTGGCATTAGAAGCTGTAAGGCAGGTAATGTCGACTAACAAATCAGCACCTTTGCCAGCTGGTCCCGATGTCGATGGAATATCGATGGATAGTACTAATTTCTTTGAAGTGCTTGGCTCATCAGTTTTCTTTGAATCTTACAATACATCAAATAAGACAGCTAAAGTTTATAAGGAGTGTCCACCACTCAACTACATTTTAAATCAAAAGAATCTACATCTCACAAACGGTTTATTTGTTTGCAATCGTGTATTTGAGAATGGTAAACGTACGCCCGAAAAAGGCAAGCAATTTAGAAAGATACTCGAATGCCCTAATCCATTGGAAACGGGTAAACAATTCATTGCACGACTAAATACAATACTTAAACTATTTCGTTATTGCCCCGTTTTAAAGGTTAAATCAGCAGGCTTTGAATCGAATGGAGTGCAGGAGTTATGGATATTACCACCGCACAAATGCAAGATTAAATTATACCAAAACAAACCGTTCCCGACATCAATTCAAGATGCTATTGAGAAGTTTGAACTCATTGGCGATAATGGCAAAACAACCGTATTAGACAAAGAAAATATTTACTTCTTTACATCGCAAGATGTAAGCATTGATAGTTGTATTTTACCTGAATCAATACTCGAGCCGCTACGCTACCCTATCAACAACATCATTAAGAATTATGAAGCTCGTGGGGTAATGACTGAAAGACGTGGTGCACTTGGCATACTCAGTCCTGATGGACGTGATGCTGTAGGTCCAACACCTACGACACAACAGCAAAAGGAGGACCTTCAAAGAGATTATCGTAAGTATGGATTGACTAAGGACCAATGGCAAATCATTATTGCATCGGTGCCTATGAAGTTTACACCAATGTCTATGAACATGCGTGACCTAATGCTATTAGAACTCAATGAAGATGATTTAATGACATTATGTGCTGCGCTTGGGTTTAAGTTCCAATTACTCCCCTGGGGTTCACGTACAGCGTTTGCCAATCAAAACATAGGCGAAAAATCACAGTATCAAAACTTTACGATTCCCGAAGCAGAAAACTTAATGTTTCAGTTTACCGATTGTACAGAAGTTGACCAATTGAACATTGAGTATAAGTTAGACTACTCACATATTGAAGCCTTACAAGCCGATGAAAAGCAAAAATCAGAAGTTAGGCGCAATAACGTAACATCAATATCAATGCAGTTTAGCAAAGGTTTAATCAATTACGGTCGTGCTATGGAATTGCTTGGCGAGTCCGATTTTACTAAAACAGAATACGCAAAACTGTTCATTTATGATGAAGCCCTACCCATGGAAATAAAGGAGCTATACAAACTACCTATTCAAGATACTCAAACCCAAAATACTACCAATGAGCCAGCAAACTAAATACAGATGTGCGCATGAGCATGAAGGACGTAAAAATCAACACCACAAAAGAGGTGAAGTAATTACGGCAGATCAGTACAAGGTTATTGAGCATCCAGAGTATTGGATTCCTATACCTGGTGATGATGTTTTAAAAGGTTTGAAAGCAGATAGAGAGAAGATGGTTAACCGACAAAATGTAATAAGAAAATGATACCACAATTTGCAACCAAAGATGAGCTGTTTAATTGGTTTAGAGAAAACAAACACCTGGTAATGCAGGCCCGTAAATCACAAATGAAATATGCTGATGCTGTTACATTTATCGATTACCCAGAAAACATCGCTCGTGATGCTGCAACTAAAGAAGCTGGAGTTATTGAGACCATCCCTACAACAGGTAAGTTAGTAGCAAGATGCGTAATTAATACAACCAACATACTTGATTCACATGGAGATGTGCACATTCCTGGCATTTGGAACAAATCACTAAAGGAAACAAAGCTGATCTACCACTTGCAAGAACATCAAATGAAATTTGATAAGGTAATTACTGATGAGGTAAAAGCTATTGCAAAAACCATTTCATGGAAGGCTTTAGGTTATGATTATGAAGGCAATACACAGGCTTTAGTATTCGATTCTACCATTGGAGACCGTAACCCATACATGAAATCTCAATATGAACTAGGCCATGTTAAGAATCATAGCGTAGGCATGATTTACGTTCAACAACATTTTTGTATTAACTCAGATTCTAAATGGTGGTCTGACGAAAAAGAGAATTGGGATAAATACATTTCTCAAGTCGTAAACAAAGAAGCTGCGGAAGATCAAGGATACTTCTATGCTGTTACTGAAGCAAAAGTAATAGAAGGCAGTGCAGTACTTATAGGTTCAAACAGAGCCACCCCAACAATGTCAATTAATGAAGTCGGTAAGTCCACTTCACCAATTATAGAGCCGCTATCAAGCACTCAAAAACCCGATTTAAACAAAATTTTCAAACAAATTAAATTCTAAACTAAAAATGAAAAAAACACATTTAAGTTTTGGCTTACTTCCAAAAATGAACGGAAGAAACAGCCGCACACAATTTGCCGCGTATAGAAGCGACGGTAAGACTCAGGAGCAATTAGATGCAATTTCCGAAAAAGAGTTTTTGGACAGCATCAAAGACTTGGACGAAGCAGGTCAAGCAACTGTTAAAGCTGCACGTGCTCAATTCAAAGCTATCAAAGCAGAGATGGAAGCCAGCATGATCAGTAAAGAAGATGCTGAAACTATGGCATCTAAAGCAGTTGAAGATTCAAGCAAAGAATTGAAATCAATCATTGAGGACTTGAAAACCAAAACCATCAAATTGGGTACCATCGTTACCAATATGAAAAACAATGGTGGTCAAGAGCCTGCAACTAAAGTTGAGCAAATTGCACTTTCTATCAAGGAAAACAAATCTGAATTAGTAGAAATTGCCAAAGGAGTATCTTCAAAAGAAATTACCCTAAAGGCTAATACTACACGTTCATCAATTGCAACCACTGTAGAATCGCATGTTATTGCAGGTATTGGTCAATTGGGTAGAATCGCAAGAAGTCTTTATGACGTAGCTACTAAATTGCTTATCGGAGATAGCAACAATCAAGGCATTGTTTCCTATGTGGATTGGGATGAAGCTACAGTTGCTAAAGCGGCTGCGATGGTTGCTGAAGGTAACCCTTTCCCTGAATCAACTGCAGCATTTAAAGGCTACACTTTGCCGCTTAGAAAAGTTGGCGATACCTTGCCGGTAACTGAGGAGTTTTTTGAAGATGAAGCACTTTGCGCATCTGAATTGGAAATGTTCATCGAAAACAACGTCGATTCTATCATTGATGATCAAATTGTAAATGGTGACGGTACAGGTCAAGAATTGACAGGCTTAATGACATCTGTTTCTGAGCATACAGCAACAGCCTTGGCGATTCCTGGAGCAAATATTTATGACCTTGGTACTAAGATGGAAACAGCCATTACGTCCACAAGAGGTTCAAAATATAAGCCTAACTTCTGGGCAATGAATAAGAATACAATCGACCGATTAATTCTCAATAAAGATGCTAATGAAAATTATCAATTCCCTCCAAATCATCCGATCTACTCTCGTATTGTTGAGGACAACAATATTGCAGACAATCAAATGGTAGTGGGCGATGGTCGCTACATGCGCATCTATGAAAAGCCTGGTGTTGTTATCTCCAAAGGAACTGTCAATGCTCAATTCACTAGCGATTTAAGCACATTGAAAGCACGTAAGCGCTTGCTTTTCTTAATTCGTCACGTCGATGCAACAGGCTTCTTAAAATGTACTGACATTGACGCTGCATTGGCTGTCATGGAAGGTGCTGCAATGGTTTAGTAGCAACCAATAATTATTTAAAAAAAGCATAAAAACAATTCAAAATGTCAAATCCAAAGAAATCAGCAGAAAAGCAACCCAAAAAAGAGGTTGTAGTAAAAGCGCCTAAAGCTCCATTAGTAAAGCCAATTGAGAAAAGCGAAAAGCAACCCAAAAAAGAGGTTGTTTACGTTGAACTCATTGGAGCTGGCGGTCCACTAAAAAAAGGTGTTAAATACCGATACCCCGAAAAGGCTGCAACGTTGCTGATTTCTAAAGGATTTGCAACCCTCGAATAACAATTTAAAAAACAATAAAACTTCATAAAAAAATGAAAAAAATCCTTTTAGTGATGCTGACACTTACCACAGCCATTATGTTTTCATGCAATGTGAAAACCCAAGCACAAATCTTGATGTACCGAAATACCGATACTACAAGTTCAGGAACTGCAACAACTGCAACGATCACAACCGGCACAACTGACACCCTTTACGATGCAAACACCTTGTACACAATGTATACTAAAGTAGGCGCATTGAACGCATCCACAGTAGCGAATTACTTACTGACTTTTAACGTTACTAAAATTGACGGTACTGGTACAGCTAAAGTATTTTTACAAGGTAGTACTGATGGCATCGTATGGCGCAATGTTAATACCAATATGTTAGGTACTGATGGTTATAATTCCGATACCCTCAATATCGCAGCTGCTACGGTTGCACCTGGTGTGAATTATGCCTATTCAAGTACTAACGGTGCAGCGGTGTTACGTTCTACATTATCGGCAACGGTACAGTATGTAAATTCCACACGTTGGTTATACTTTAGGTTAAAGATAGTTGGTGCAGGTACCCAGCGTACCATTTACAAAAATTGTAAAATCTATACCTTCTACTAATCTTGGCTAATCTAACCACATACGAGTTATTTGTTGGACCGATAAACATTCCAAACATTGCACCTGCACAGGATGACAATGAAGCATTTGAACTGTTTATTACCAAATATGAAGCTGAACTATTGAGCAGTGTCCTTGGCTATACCCTAGCTAAGGACCTGCAAGATGGTACTAATGTAAGCGGTGTAACAGATGTAAACATTGCTAAAATCATTGAGGGTGCTGATTATACAGATAGATTAGGACGTGCAAATCGTTGGCCAGGCTTTGAAACGGTTGGATATTCAGCTGCAGCAAATTACATCTATTGTAAATGGTTGCAATACATAGCATCTACTACAACGAGTGTAGGCGAAACGAAGGCAAACACATCAAATGCTGTAAGCGTTGGTAATGGTTTTAAAATGGCAAGTGCTTGGAATGATATGGTTGATTGGCTTTATATTTTGGATGATTTTCTTACTCAAAGTGTAGCCGATTACCCTAATTACAAAAGAAACATAGTAGGTAATCCATTGTTCACTAAAGATAACATATTAGGCATCTAATGGGTAAAACGTATTCACATATCCCAATTGCAATAGCTGATATTTTCAGACTGATAATAGCTGAGGTGTCAACTAATTTGGCTGCTGAGGGTACGTTATCAATACCCCAAATTGCCTACATGCATGGTACTTTATCGGATATAAATAACCAACTTGCAAGTAAGACGAGAAACCCAAGCGCAAAGGCTTTGACGTTTCCAATGGTATTGTTTTTGTACAAGGCCGATGAACGGTTTACGGATAAATACAACGATGAAATAAATGTAGAAATTCTCATTTGCACAAGTACTAAACCTACTTATACAAATGACGATAGATACAGTATTAATTTCTTGCCTATCCTTTACCCTATATATGCTGAGTTAAAATCCGTTATTGGCAATAGTCGTTATTTTTGGGGTTACAAACGCAAGTTTGAGCACACGAAAACCGATTTACCACATGCAGGTCAGGAATCAGCAAATGGACCCGTTGCGCTAAACTTTAGCACTCATATAGATGCTATCATGCTATCAAATATGAAGTTAAAAGTTGCAGTAAGACCACTCGAAGTTGCACCACCAAACTATTGTCAATTCACTGCATGTCCTTATGGTCGTGAAGTGTTTTATATCAATATTTTCAAAAGCGTTTCATTTAGTGGCTTAAACACAGCAATTATAACAGCATCGGTAGATGATTTCTATTTCCTTGATGCAAGTGGCGGTTTACCTGCACCTTTCGCACCCGAGATAGACTGGCAAGATGATGGTAATTGGATAGCCATGTCAGGCGGTCCACTTGCACCGTTCACAGCTTCATTTGACGTTACAACGGGTTACGGTACTGGGTTTTATAAAGGCACTATTCGCTATTCTGATGCATCGGTTAATTTTTATTACAAAGTGAAAGAAGGAAAGGTTTGTAAAATGACCACACTCATTGAGCAAGATGCAACTTTAGGAGTTGATTGTAGAAATGATCCTGACTACCCTATCACTGTAGACACTACCCACACAATGGCATTGTATAATCCTGATGTAGTACCAGTAGGACAAGAAGAAGAACCGATAATGGTAGGTTATGAATTGCAAGTATTTGGTGATGTTATTAATACAGAAACATTTTTGGCAGTATTAACCCACACAGCGCAAAACACAGCCTACAGCGACTACCAAAGTGCAAACTATCAGATAAATAACAACTTTTCGTATGGCGGCCAAAGTCCACTGATTAACAAATCTATTTTCAAAACGAGGTGTAAAACCTCACTTTAAAACCAATTAAAAAAAATGGGAAAAATACTTTATGATATTTTGAATATCAACAATAATGTAGCTAATACGGGGATTCCTGATATTAACTATGACCCCTCAAATATTGAGGGCGTGCTACTTGTAAAGCGTGGGGCGGTGATTACTAAGGCTGATGCTTTGGCTATCCAATCCTACATTGCAGGTAAATTAGCACATGATACAGCATCTCAAAGATGGTATCTTTTAAAACGCTTTGAGGGATGCGAAGACAAAAAAACCGAGGGTGTATATACTGAATCAGGTTATGGCGTTCGTAGAAAGGTAAGAAATGGTAAATATGCCTGGAGATGGGATTACAAAGATGGTGGTTTAGACCTTCATACCAAATTCTCAACATTTGACCGCAAGCACAATCAATTTGATGCTTTGTTAATCGATCCGGTAAATAACTGTTTTTGGGGTACCAAATCAGGTACGGGTATGAAGGGATTTAGACTTGATATGATCGACATTCCAAACTTTGACGCAAACAATGGAACTGAAACAAGTAAGTACTACGTTGAATTGGTATTGGCCGATGCAAGAGAAATTAACCTTAACACTCGTATTCTTCCATTACCAGAAGATGTAAGCGTATTAGAAGATTTCAACTCATTGCTTGATACTGAAATGCAGGTAGAAATTGCAATGGATGCAACGGGTTTAGTATCGTTAGGCTTCAAGGCTGGTAAAGCTGATTTATACCCTGATTACAAAGGCGTATTGGATGACCCTACTTTGTACACTGCAACTGTTTCAGACACGGGTGCAAGTCTTGATATTGATTCAGTAGCTGCCAATGATGCGACTAACAACATTGATATTCAATTAGATGCATTAGACCCTGATTTCCCTGCAAGTGGTGCGTTAATTCGTATTCAATTTGGACCCGTGTCAGCAATTGAAACCGCAGGTATGCCAGGATATTCAGAAGCAGAGGTATCAACTGAGTTGGGATAATATTATTAACTTATAAATTAATTTAAAAATGGCAAATACTATAGTATTTAAAAAGAAAAAGTTTAACGCATTATCAGTGCTGAAAAGTAAAAGTGCTGATGAGCTTGTTAAGCGATACAAAGTACTTTATCCAACCTTCACAGAAGCTGAGGTAAGAGAATTGTATAAACTTGCAAAGGGTCCTGATGCTGAAAAAGTAGTTAAGGAAAAAACCGAAAAATAAAATATACGGGTGTGGGGTAATACTCACACCCCAATTTTAAAACATGACTACTATACATGAGATGCTTAGACGGGTGCAGGCGGTTGATCTGCAAAAGGCAGGTACTAACATCGTAGCCAATACTAAACCCGAACTGATCACAAAGAACAAAGATCAATTAATGGATAGTGGCGTGAATCGGTTAGGCGTTAAACTTCGCAAGTATCGTTCAAATAGCTACGCAGCTCGTAAACACGCAATTAACCCATTCCCTGGATTTGGTAATCCTGACTTATACAGAACGGGTGCGTTTCAACAAGGGTTTAAATTGAAGCTGACAAGTAGCAATAAGTTTGAAATATACAGTGATGATAGCAAATCAAAGATGTTAACTGAAAAATATGGAAGTGACATTTTTGGACTTACAGAAGAAAGCAAAAACGAATATCGACAAGAAGTTATGCACCCTGAGTTGGTGAAAGAATTAAAGAAAACATTAAAAATATAATGACTACAGTATTGAAATATAATTTATTTACAAGGCTAAAAAATATCATCAGCAAGGGCAGTAAACCCATGGTTGAGATAAACACCCCTTTGAAACTATATCGTTCTATACATGAGTTACCAATGACCATTTTCATTGACTGCTTTTGCGATAGGCTGTATGAAAAATTAATATTGCAAGGCAAAGCCACAGCAGAAGAATTAAACGAGGCATGGACTGACATCATGCAACAATACACCGAACTTATAGGCGGTTCAGAGGTTAAGGTAAAACTATACAACATCAAGCAATTAGCACGCCTTGAAAGTAAGTTGATACGAATTGACAGCCTATTAAAAACAATATCCATTAAACCACATGAGCAGTTATTTTCAATGCTGTATGAGTTTGGATATTCGCTACCAAAGAAAGACTATACACCATCTAATTTAGACACAGTATTAAAAATATTTATCGGTCATTACCGTCTTGACAAAACAAAGTACAAGATGATGACTGAGGGTTTTATTGCTAAGTCAAAAACTGAGCACACAACCGATAGAAACGAATTTACTAAGAACTTGATAAAGGTATCTGTAGCGTTTAAAATGCCCGCAATATCGATTACAAGTATCACAGTAGCGCAATATTGCAATTACATGATAGAGTATGCGGATTACTGCGATAGTCTTGAAAAACAAAACCAAAAGCACAAATGATTTTACTACTATATGCCTTAGTTGGGTACTTACTGTGTGGGGTTATCATCAGTTGGGCGGCAGGTGATTTTGACGATAGATTTAATAAACGAAAATGAATATAATATTTTTTGCAATAGGGTTTTTTGTTGGCGTGGCATCGCTCATGTTGTTGCGCACTGTGCTTTATAAAACAAATAGAATAGCTGAAAAATGGCAGATGAAAGAATAGATAGTATAATTGGTAAACAGGCGTTTGATGAGGTTGAGCGTCTGGAGACGGGGTTGAAAGGCCTTGTTGATACTTTCATTAAGTCAAGTAATGCGGCTAAGTTATTGGAAGCGGCGCTACTAAAGGAAACTACTATTAAGGGTGTAAATAATGCGATAAAAGAACAGAAAACACAATTAAGTGAACTTGAAAAGTATCAAAAACGCATTGAAGATCAAGTTTTAAAATTAGCATTTGCAGAGCGTGAACTTGGTAAACAAATGGCTACCAATGCAGTTGAAATAGAACAACAAAACAAAGCCAATAAGAACGCAGCAAGGGAACGATTGGCGGCGAGTGGTAGCATTGACCAATTGAACGCTCAATTGATTAAATTACGCATGGCCTATGATGCATTGAGTAAGGCTGAAAGAGAAGCGGCAAAGGGTACTGACATGCTTGCGCACATTCAAAAACTTGATACCCAATTAAAACAATTAGATGCTAGTACGGGACGTTTCCAGAAGAATGTAGGTAATTATAAAAATGAATTGTTTGGACTTACACAAACATTACGTGAGATGCCAGCATTTGCCTATTCAGCCACTACGGGCATCATGGGGATTTCGAACAATTTACCGATACTTGCCGATAACTTCAAAGAGGTTGCAAACGCTACCAATGAGAGTACGGGCAAAGTAAATGGCTTTGGTGGTGCCTTAAAAATATTTGGTAAATCAATGTTTAATTTTGGTAATCTATTCGCTATTGCCATTGGTTTAATTACAATATTTTCAGCGCAAATAACAATGGCCGCAACTGGTGCAAAAAAAGCAAAAGAAAGCGTTGATGATTTGACAAATTCACAAGATGCTTTAAATATGGCACTCAAGTCGAGTGAATATAAACAAGCGGTTGAGAATGTAAACGAATTGCGTATCAATATTGATTTAGCCAAAAAAGGATTCCTGAGCAAGACTGACGTAGTAGAACAATACAATAAGACTTTAGGGAAATCACTTGGGGCGGTTACAAATCTTGATGAAGCGGAGATGTTGTTAGTAAAAAATGGTGATGCTTATATTCAAATGACGTTATTAAAAGCGGCGGCTAATCTTGCACTCGACAAGGCGGCCAATGAGTATTTAAAAGCTGAATTGAAACGACAAGAAGAAAAGCAGGCACTTGATGAGAATACCGATGTTGATGGAAATTATAAACCAGGTGCGCTACAGTCTTTCAAATTATTGTTTTCACAAGGACTTGGTAGTGATGCTGATAACCTACATAAACAAACCAACAAAGAGGTTACAGCAATTAAAAAAGAAGGTGATAAGTTCAAAGATATTGCGGCACAATTCCAAAAGGACGCATCAACAATTTCCCAAGCAATGGGGATTAGTTTCTTTGGCGAAGGCAATAATAAAACTAAAACACCTAAAAAAACGAAAGCGCCCAAAGAGAAAAAAACATTTGAGCGTAAAGGTTACGGTGATGTAATGTCAAATCTTGACATGTTTGCGGATCAACAAAATAGTATCGGCGAATCAGCAGAACTCATGCGTAAAAAAATGCAGGATTATATTGATAACAACCCAATACAATTTAAAGTAGAATGGACTTGGCAAGATGATTTTGATGTTTTTTTAGAACAGTTAAAATCAGCATTAGAAGAAGCACAAGACCTAACGCAACAAGCAACGGATATAATGTCAAATATATCTGATATTATCTATGCAAATGAAATGGCTCGTATCGACATGCGTGAAAAACGTCAACAGGAAATTTACGATGCAGAATTAAAACGTATCAATTCATCATATACAAATCAAGCGGATAAGGCTCGTGAACTTGCTAAAATCGAAGCAGTTAGGGAAGCACAACAAAAGAGAATTGACCGGGATCGTATCAGTGCTGACCGTAAACGTGCGCAACAACAAAAAGCCTATGACATTGCTAATATTACAACATCAACAGCGTTGGCAGTGATTAAAGCCTATACAGAAGGTGACCCATATACTAAAGTAGCACGTGCAATACTTGCAGGGGCAGCAGGAGCGGTTTCACTTGCTAAGGCGGTCGCTGCACCAATTCCACAATACGCAAAAGGCGTTAAGAGCAAACCTACTGACGGTCTTGCCTTAGTGGGTGAAGCAGGAACGGAACGTGTTAACCTTCCTGATGGCACGAGCTTCTTAACCAATGGCCCGACAATTATGGACCTTCCAAAACGTACTGAGGTAATATCTAATCAGGAACTAATGGCACCACTTATGGCACTTGCTTACAAAAAGTTAGGCAATGGCAATGTAGTTACTACAGATGCATTAGGTGAGGCTTTAATTGAATCATTTGAAGAAAATACCACTGAGATAAAACTTCTTAGAAAAGACATCAAGGAAAGCAAGACAAGTGTAAACATTCAGGGCAATTTCGACCATTATATTCATGTTCAAAACAATATTAGATAATGGGAAGGCCAAAAGGATTTAAATATTATTTGCGTTACGATGTGTCAGGCACTAAGCATTACTATTATGTTGATACTAATGGAGATGTTCAAACTACGACCACTAAGACACAATTGCAATTTGCGCCTAAAGGATGGCGTGATAAGTCGTTAAAATGGGAACGTGGGTTTGTGTATCATGGCATTTTTCAAACATTCACCATACCGTTAGAATTTGTCAAAGATGGTGCGAAAATACTCAGGTACTTGCATGTTAATTATGGCACAGAAGCGGAATGTGAATTTTATATTGAGAAATGGAACGGTACAATAGCAGTCTTTGACTATGAACCTTACTATTATGGTGATATTGATTTTAGCAGGTTTAATTCACGTCAGGACTTTGTCAATAGCGAAGTTATGGAAGGTGGTTTTATGGCTAAATTAAAGGCTAAGGAAACAACGGATTATGAAATACCCATTACTGATTCTCCCTTTCGTATTTGGGTAAATATGGATGGTATTATTATGCTTGCAGTCTTTACGATGATAGGTATTGAACAGCCTTTAGATTTAGCACCACCTACTTATGTTGCATCGACTCGTGAGAACTTTCCGACCTTATTATATGCAATGACCGAAGGCATTACTAACGGTGATCACAACCCTAAAGGGAATGAATTTATTGCCATTAATCAGCAAATGTTTAGTCAAAACTATCCAGGTGTGGCGGATATGATTACGGTAAATAGTTCGGATAAATGGATATTGCATAATACAAGTAGTACAGAATCATATACTTACAATTTGAAGGGTCGTTTGAAAATGGACCATATTAACACTGTGGTTAGCACACGCACTACAAATGTAAATATATTTGTAAACAATGCATCTGCATTAGGAACAGCAGTAACAAAATACACTATTGCAACGGGAGGAACTATACCAGGGTTAGGAACGCTATCAGAGGAAATACTATTTGATTATGACATCACCCTATTGCCAAATGAGCAGTTGTGGTTTTTCTTTAAGCATACAGGCGGTATTAGTGAGGTGAAATACCACATCGATAAATTTGATATGCAAATATCTGTTTTTAATCGCTCAAATCAATCTTACATTCCTGCTCTTAGAAATTTTATAGTTGGTGAGATATTGGTAGATAATATAAACACTGGCACTGCTTTAGATTCTGATTTGTTAGAACTTGACGAGATTCAAAAAGTACTTACAAGCGGTGATGCTATACGTGGCATTGAGAAAGCACAATTAAAAACAAACTTTGAAGATTACTATAAATCAAATCGGGCATTGCATAATACATCAATGTTATTTGATAAGCCTAACAATACAGTATTTATCAAGCGTATAGAAGATGCCTATGATGAAGCTACTCAGATAGTTGATTTGGGTGATGTGTCAAACTTTACTCATTACCCATTGACGGGTGAAATGTTTGCCAAATTAAAAATTGGCTATCCTGATATAAAGTTTGATGATGTAAATGGTAAAGAAGAATTTAATATTTTGCACCGTTACCAATCACCACTTATCAGGGTGACAACTGAAAAAGATTTGACAAGTGTATATCATGCAAGTATGTATGAGATTGAAATAGCACGTGCAAATTTAACGGGTAAAACGCAAGCTGATAATGAGAGTGATAATGTTGTTTTTTGGCTCGACATTGAACCAACTGCAAGCGGTACAATACCGGCAGGTCTACCAGGAGCAGGTGAAGACTATTATAATCTTAATCGATCTGGGTATTCTGTAACAGCAGGTTTAGCCTATCCTAATGAAGCCTTTAATCTGTACCTATCACCTAAATTAATGCTATTTAGACATGGTAATTGGATTAATAGTGTATTACACCCCCAATTTGACTTAAATGGAAATATCACATTCCAAACATCAAGTAAAACACAAAATGACAATGAGTTTTTGATTTGGAATAATGGCAGTGTAATCAACGAAAAACAAACAGAAGCTTTACAGGATTTATCGGGTGCGATATTCTACCCAATAGTATTTGAATTTGATTCAATTATACCTCAAAATATACTTTCAATATTAGAATCTAATCCTTATGGTAAGGTTCGATTTGAATCAAATGGACTTGAATATTTTGGCTTTATTCTATCAATGCAAGATGAGCCCGTAACCAAACCAAAACAAACGTATAAACTACTATGTAGCGTGTCTACAGATTTAGACAACTTAATAAGATGAGATTAACGACAAGATACTTTTGCGGAGCCATTAGGCGAATTGTTGGGGGTGTTACTTGTAACAAGTTCAGCTTCGTATGCTCTCATTTCACTTGGGGTAAGTGCCTTATCGCTTATCACAACATAAGTATTCCCATCGGGCGTTTTAATCGTACACGTCCTAACCTTTGCCTTACTACAACTTGCCAAAGTAGCAACAACCAACAGTCCAAAAATTACCTTTTTCATAGTATTGAATTTTACACAAATATACAAAAATCTTATAAATGCCTAATAATTTCACTTTACCTCAAATAAACCCCGTTAAATTCTATCATCAAGCCGATGTATTAAATACGGGCGCATACACCCAAACTGCCTATAATTCATTTAACCCAAATATCAATGAAAGAGGTATTGATAGTGACTTTTTTAGTAGGAATTTAAAATCGTGGATGGACAATAGTAGCTACTTACAACCCTATCAGCAAGGGGATAAACTTACTTTGCAATGGCTTGGCGTGGCAAACTATGCAGGTCCTACAGTCGTTAATTACGTTGTTAGAATAATTGATGGGGATGGAGTAATCGTTAAGCAACAAGATGCCACAGTAGGTGCAGAAGTACCAGCAACATCAGGAATTTATATCAGGGAGTGTATTATGCAATTGTACGACATTCCAGAGGGTATTTATTGTGTTCAAATTCATAAGGTGGGGTTATTTACGGATAAAGATTTTTTTCTGATCAGCGAACCGATCGAAGTAAAGCAACATCACCCAAATACAATGTTGTTCAAATATAGCCATACGGAAAATGCCTATGGTATATTCTGGGAAACCGATATCGTATTTCAAAAAAGGATGCACAGCGCATTTACAGAGCTTCAAGCAAGTAGTAAGTTCAATGTGTATGAGGACCAACCACTCAACCTGACATTATTGTCAGGGGTTAAATATCGTGAATTGCAATTATCATTTGGCGTTGACAATAACCCAATGCCTGAGTATCAACTTGATAATATCGAAGAAGTATTGCTATGCGATACGCTATATATTGACAATGTACTATACACCCGAGCTGAGGGTAGTAAAATGGAAATTGGAAGGGTAGATAAAAATCCATTGTGTACTGGAAATATTACTGTGCGACCAAAGGAAAATGATGTTGACTTAATCGTTAGTCAGTACCCTGCAATTTTAGTCATGGCAGAAGATACCAACGATTGGTTTTTTGTTGAATCCTTAGTACAAACAACGCCAGCAACTACATACATCATTCGCAAGGCATTTAACGGGATGCAAAACTTTTGCGACTATCTCAATACTTCAAACATCATAGGCACAGAATCCTTACAAGGCACCTATTTTGCACTCGACAACGCCAATAATATTGTATTAATTACAAACGATTCTACAAAGTATGCTTTATTTTCTCCTGGACTCATAACGGGAACGATTTTAAGCGCACATTTACTACTTGAATTAAACACACATAACGGATTTGATTTAGTGATTAATTATGTCAATGGCACCACTGCCAAATATGCATTTATCTATGGGGATGGAAGCGCAGTTGCACAAGGTACCGGCACAGCTGTTACTGTAACTAAAACATACGCTACAAAGGGAACATTTTTAGCAAAACTATTCTTTGCCAATGCAACAGAGATTTATTTTAATGGCACAGACTGTAGCATCCAAACAATTGAGGGCAAGTTAACCACTACATGTGAAAAGTTTTATCTGTTCGCCAATGATCTACGATTTGTGAAAAATAATCTATTCAGCAATTGTGATGGGTCACTTGTTGGGGTATTACTATATGGCAACATTTTAAATAAACATGCTCAAAATGATGTGATAAGATTTGCATACAATGAAATTGATAAACTTGATCCTGCATGTGTTATTGACATGACCGCCCAAACACCAAGTGCATCACCAAGTACCGATGTAGGCATTTACACCACAGCATTACTAACTCAAGGAATCACAATTTTAACCGACTAATAATGATAATTGAATTAACGATAGATAGTGAGGTTTTTCAAATTGATACATCGATTATCAATTATGGCTACAATGACGGTGGGTTAAAATTGGCATTGAGTAGTGTAGGATTAACTTATAATCCAAGTGCTGAAATATTTGAAAATAATAATGTCACTGATGTGACACTACCAACCTATGCAGACTTTGTAATTGCCACAAGTAATTACTTCTTAGAATTGGCATCTACAGCATGGACTGTTATCAATGTCAACCTATCAAAGATTCAAAGATTAGTCGCAATTGATAGCAGTAACACGACGATATACTTTAGCAAGTACAATGCGGTAGACGTCAATGTAGGTATGGCGGCTATTATCACAGCAATAAATGGGGCATTGAATATAAACCATGCAGACGAGGACATTGTAAGTGACGGTAGCGGTGTAATACCATTAGCGCATAATTACATAAGTAGGTCATGGAAGGTGTACCTACGTGGGGCATTAGTTCGGAAAGCAGACGTAACAGAGACGGGTGCGGATGAACTAACGATATCGGTATTCACAAGGTCGGGAGATTTTATAAACGTAACATATAATTATTAGAAAATGA